ACCGTGTCCTCTCCCCTGCTCTCATACAATTTTGCAATCAGCATCAGGATTGCCGCCTTTGCCCGGTATGGTACATCGGAGACCGCATCACCGTAGCCGCAATAAAAACGTATCTTAATGGGATTGCTCGGATATAATGTACCCGAGGGCCAGGTCTCGCCATATGGTAAAATTATCCTGCCACACTCTGTGCCGTTTGTTTCTACAAGATAATCGGTTGTAACTGTTAAAGTTGTTTCATCTCCATCGTCATCTTTCCAGCTTACCGCCGGGGCTGTGCCTACTTCGTTTTGCAGATTGCCGAAAGGTAATTTTATATAGTCACTCGATGGCCATTCGTCTAAACAAGCATCCCATACCTGAGTAATGAGTTTGCGTCTAAGTATATCCTCAACTTGTTCACGAGCTGTTTTTATCAAGTCGGTAAGTAAGTCCTCTTCCGCCGAGGTTGCCTCGTTGACAACAATAGTCGTTCCGAACACACAAGCCCCGACAGTTACCGCCGAAGTTGTCCTGATATATTGTTTCGAGCCAGTATATTCTATTTCCTGTATGGCTACATCATTCGCTGCCGTGACCGCTGTAAACGCCCCACCTGTCCAATCGGTATAAGTGCCTGCAAGAGTGTCACATTCCTGAATTTTGGTATTATTCGTACCACCTGCTAAACCGCTGTTGAGATAGACAATAGCTTCATGGCCGAGCACGTCAACGCCCGTGCCGTTATGAGATCCTATTGCATGGGATGCCGGTGCAAGGCTTTGATACTCGGCAAGATTGTCAGACATCGAGCCGGTGTCTAAACGCAGGTGTGATTTCGCCTGCGCTGTTGTTACAGGCTCAATAGTTGGAGCTGTTACAAGTTTGAATTGCATAATTCCCTCTTAATTAATGAGGGCAGGGTGGAGAGTGGCCCCGCCCCCACTTTCGGGCCCGAGTCTGCGAGTATCTCTCCGTTATAATTGTTTATCATCTACATCCCTATTGCCGATCCCCGGTAAACGCCGTATTCCTTACCATATACCGAAATAGCCCTACGAAACTCATCAATTGCCTTTTGAGCATTTTTGTCAGCTTCTTCTATCTGTCGCTTTCCCTCTTCGGATTGAGTCCAATTAATAACCTTGGCCCAATTTTTTGTTTTGTCTTTCACCTTATACCCACCTCAACTGGCAAGAATCAAACAAGACAGCAGGATTGCAAGTACCCAGCAGATCAATGCGATTATGAGATAATGGTGCTTGTGAGTCATGGCTTGTTTAACAATCCTTATAGTTGTAGTAATATTCCATCCGTCTTTTTCGATCACACTCTTTGCATCGTTCATGCAGACCTTTTGGATTTATTTGTGATATTTTACGCTTCTCTTTGTAAAACTCATTTTCTGGTTTTATGACTTCGCATCCGTAACAATATCGCATTCCTTTCGGTTCAACAATTCCAAGCCTTTCAAGGTTATCCTGTCGTATCTTGAAATTATGCTCTGATTGCGAAATGAGCTGCATATTTGATAGTTCATAGTGCCCTTGGTCATCAACTCTGTCTATATGACACCCTCTAAAATAATTGGCAGTGTACCATTTAACAAAATCCTCTTTCAATACTTTGACCTTGATTCCTTTTTTGAGATAGTTTTCTTCATTAGCAACTCGCCAACACATTGCATTATATCTATCTAAACCTCCTCCTTGCGATCCTGGAGTCCGTCGCTTATTCGCACATTCAATGCAGGCATAATATAAGTTGTCCCACGTCTGCCCTCCGACTGTATGAAACGCATCCAATGGTTTGTAGGTTTTGCATTTTCCGCATCGCTTTAGTTCCACCCCGTTTTCAATCTTGTGCTCAATTCTACTTGGCATGTTCTTTCTCCTTTCTACCTGTTTTTATTGCGAATTGTATAACAGGCGTAAGAGAAAGAGGCTCGAAAGCGCACGATGGTTGTACCAATACACATGCCAAACCCCCGCAGCCGAACCGTCGTTCCAAGCGCCACCGGAGCGGACGCACATTTCATTTCTAATATATTGATAAAAATAGTCCTTTCCGAACTGATTAGTACCTGTCGTATCAATAGCATCACTGTCCTGTGGCAATCCAAGCCCTGTTAGTATCCACCCATCTCCAGACATAGCTTCGTCAAGGACCTGGTTTGTTGAGCTGCCATATCGCTGTGCAAACGCCCCGCCGGGCTCGAACGGCATTGCACTCATAGTCATTTCAGTCATCAGTTCTGCCACACCTGTTGCGCCCCAATGGTCTGTATCGCCTGAATTGCCACTTGTAAACGTCTTCATGGCAGTGCTCTCATTAGCAGCGTACCAGTTGCCGTATGTGATCGTTCCTGCAGAACTCCAAGCTGTATAGCCAGATGCATCAATGCCGTCTAAATGAAATGTGGTTCCATCCAAAACTGTGATTTTGTATATCTTATCATTAAGTTGCGTCATCCCGACAACAGATGTAATCATAATCCAGTCGCCGGTGGTCAGAGCAGCAGTAGACGCAACTGTAATCACACACGGGTCTGCCTGGCTTGCGCCTGTAATTGCCATAGTCGAAGCAATGCACGTCATCCCTATGTTGATTTCGTACATATTGCCGTTCATATCAACAACACCGCAAGCCTGGCCGTTATGTGTGGTCTTATTGAACGGTACACCTGAGCCTGTTTTGCCAGCATTGGAATAACCATCTGACGTGTATACCAACCCCGCCACATCCACATCGGCATTCGCCAAATTGTTATTGTTCAGCCCAAGTGGATAGTTATACGTGGCGTCATACCAAGCGCAATAGGCTGTATGAGTTGCGGCCTGCCCGTGAGCCAGACTTAGCGTAGCCAGTGCAGCCCACTGAAAACGAGACTGAACGTGCCAAATACTTGAAGCATTGACAGCACCATCCACACCATCACGAGCATGAGCGGCGTCAATAGTCTCGAAATATGCGTTTGTAGTACACGCCGTCAGGTCTGCAATAGGGTTATGATCAGCATGGGTTGAAATGGGTAACCCATTCTTGATGCTCGAAGCGATATACCCTGTTCCCCAGGCATTCTTGCTGTTCTCGTACTTGTCTACAAAAAACCCAGTCTGCTCAATCCCACCGTCAATGAATGCTCTGTGAATCGCATACCCGGCAGCATTCGCAGCGACTTCGTTCGGATAGTCATAGATGCTTGCAATGGCTGTCGCTGTTCCCGCACCTGCCGTAATCTTGTAGTAAAATCGTGGAATAAACACTACGACAGAGCCGTCTTTATACTGATAGTTGCCATAATTCGGATGAGTCGGAATCTGGTGCCCATCCATAGGCAGCATTCCAGCAGGCAATAGCTGCGGCGGACAAATGCCTACTCCAAACCCTGCCTCTCCAGGTGTACCAATGTCAGCCACTCCAACAGGCGTATGACCGTAAGGCTTATATGTCGCATCCGCATTCCAAGCCAGCCCTACAAAGGCAACCAGCGCAATCGCAAAAGTGAATAGTCGTTTCATAGTTATTTGCCCTCCTCGATAGGATTGGGTTCCTTTTCTTCTTTCAGCACAATCTTCTCAGCCTCTGTCAGCACTTTGGCCTTGAGAGCTTTCAGCTTGTCAATGTCGCCCTGAAGATGGTCAATCCGGGCCTGTATCTTGGCAATGTCTATGTCAATCAATGGCAGGGTGTAGACTGTTTCGTCAATCTTTTGTTCAGTGGCAACCTTCTTCACCCGCACCTGGTCAATGGATGTGACCTCTGCGTCTTTGGTGATGGATACAAATTCCTCGGCTGCGAAAGCTGAAAATGCGAAAAGTAAAATGGTTGCTGCAATGAGTAGTTTTTTCATGATGTTAAGACCTCCTTAGAATGCTACGAATCCGTTCGTGCCATTAAGATATATAGGTACGCTCATATAAGGCTGATTGATGACAAATGAAGCTGCTCCATCAATCGTACCTCCGTTTTCAAGCGTTATTGTGATATTATAAGTTCTTGCATTGCCTGACTCGTCCTTTAGAACGATGACTCGTGGCTGAGTGGCTGTGCCTGACTCCACGTCCTCTGTTGATATCACCGCTGCCCTTGCTGCTGTTAAAGAACTCCATGCGACAATATAATCTGATGTTAGAGCACTGGTTCCATAAGCTGCATCCGAGACATTGGTTTTCTTTACTGTCTGCCCTCCCCCTATTGCAAATGTCGTTGTTGGTGTCACTGGCCCTACTGCTGTAAATCCATCGGTAGCTGTCCCAACTACAGCTTCCTCATCTGTGGAAAGCTCGATAACGCCTGTAGCGGATGTCGTTGCATCCTGTTTCAATGCTCCAAATGCCGCTGCCGCAGTGCTTTGTCCAGTACCACCATCGGCGATAGCTAAATCTGTTATACCCGTAATCGTGCCGCCGGTGATTGTCGGATTGACTATTGCTGGTCCAGCTTCTGTTTCAACTCCATCCAAGTATGTTTCAGCACCAACCCATGCCGGCAACAGACAAAATAAAAACGCACTTATAAACAATAGTTTTTTCATGATTCCCTCCATCCGACTTCAAGTCCATACGTGCATGTATTAGCGTTAGCCCAGGCAACCTTTAGTTGATCGCCATTCCTGAAACTCAAAGGGCGCCCGGGAGACCAAACAAGGTCGGTTACAGAAGTCATATCCTGCGTCTTCAGCACCACATCATAGGCAGCACCCTGTACAGCATCAACCGTGACAGTCAAACTTCCAGCGCCACCAGCCGCCGACAAATGTAACTTTACATGCTCCAACTGAAAAGCACACGCCGGATTAATCGTTTCGTTTATTGCAGCGGCACCCGTAGCAAACGCCCTGCGTACTGTGTCACCCATGATAACCTCCTTAATAGGCACATAGCATTATATTATTTTACTACCGGAAACCAGTATACGATTCCCGGTAGTAAGGTTAATGGTTTATGGATCTTGCGGTAACGTGTTCGCCGTTACATAGGCCCCAACTTCAAGGGGTATGTAATTCATAAAAGCCTGGGCAGTCCCGCTTGCCAAAGTAGCCGTTTCCGTAAACATTCCTATGGTTCCGGTCCCGCCTTGTGTGCCAATTATATGAGGAGATACACAGATAACATCCGAAATACCGGCACTTGCAGTTATAACAGCTTCCGTTGCAACAGCGCCGCCTACCCAAACTACTCTTGTTCCCTCTGCCAATGTTGCAACGGAAGCGCAGGCATCGCAAATTTCCGCAACTGTTATTGTTGGATCTGAACTGGTATATGTGAATGAAATTACCGAAGCTCCGGCACCCCATACCGTGATCGCTTCGATATAAAGTTGCAGAAGCATAATCCGGCCATGAACATTGAAAAGTTCAAACTGTCCAGTGTTGGTTGAATGGTTAATATAAGTCGCACAGGCAAATTGTCCTGTCTGTACACGCATTCCGCCAATTAGGTCCGAAATTCGTTCTCTTGTCGATGGTGCGTAGTTGGCCATTTGTCAGCCCTCCTATTTTAAAGGTTAAGATGTTATTTCTTTAAATTTTCGGCTTTTGCCGCATCCTTTGCTTCTTTAGCGGCATCTTTGGCATCTTTAGCGGCTGCCTTTGCTTCAGCTATGACCGCCGCCGCCTCTTTCTTGGAGTCCTCTATCGCTTTTTTCAATTCTGCTTTCGCAAGAGGGGTTTCTTCTCCAAACGCCCGCTTTATTTCATCTCTTACCATCTGACGAACCTGATTCATTTCATCGTAACGTAATGGCATGAGTCCTCCTTTAGTTTGAAACAGGGCAGCCCGGAGGCCGCCCCTTTGTTAAGTTAAGTGGTTTACTCTACACAGCCGTCGGAGGTGTGGTTTGCTTATATCTTGCGCCATCAAGAATATAAATAGCACAAGCATAATTTGCACCGTTACCGCCAGTAGTTCCAAGAGATATCCACGGTCTTCCCGCAGTCAGAATCGCCGCCGGAATATACATTGCAACCATAACATTCGTTGCCGGTGTTGCATCTATAGTATATTCTACAGCATCAGCCTGACGTACCATTGCATCAGAGGTAGCGGGATCTTCGTTTACCCAAATAGGAAATTCAACAGCAATCGGAGTAGTCCCCGCCACAGCTGCCGCAGCAGTTGCACCTTCATGAACGGTAAGGGCTAAGTCTGTATCACCGCCCCCCGTATATTCTACAACAATAATCCATGCGCCGTCTGCATTCTTAAGGCAAATGGCTTCGCTTCCGTCGTCAATAGCATTGGATACAGCCGGTTCATGCGCCATAATAATAGGAAATGTTTCGGGTGAAAATTTCATAGTTAAGTCCTCCTTGTTATATTTGTTATGCCGAGGCCCGAGAGCCCCGGCGTGTTATCCTTAACGAGCTTCCAGTACGATAAAATGTGATTGTGTTGCCGTCCCCTTGTAAGGAGTAAGCGCCGAAGCCCTTACAGGCTGACCATCCAGCCTCAAAACAAACCGGAAAACGCTTTCATCATACAAGAACTGCACATGGATCGACATATCCGCCTTAATACCGCCCTTCTCGGCCAGGATGTACCCATCCTTGAAGTTGGCAAGTATGATATCGCCAGCATCTCCAAGCGTAGCCGCCTGCTCAATGGCAATGGCCGGTAAACCCATAAGCCGACCATACGGAGCATCACTCAACCCGCCGGGAGGCATGTAAACAGGGCCACCGCCGGTTCCAACGGACAGGGACATGGTAAAAAGCTGCGGTTCGATGTTCTGATTGTAAAACCAGACATAATTGCCGCTCTGTGAAGCAAATCGCCTGCTGTACATTTTAACGATATTTTCTGTTGTTACCGTATCGGCGTCCTGACCAACTTCGGCATCTTGTGTTACTAGACAACCAGCATTGAGGATGCCCAACGGCTGGCCTGCCCCTGTCCCGTTAATAATAGCGTCATCAATCAGGAACCCGAACTCACCGGCAAAGGCCCCCCGGATAAAAGACTCAAGAGCTGAAGTATCGTCAAGCAACTCGTCCGTGGCATAACAAAGGCCAATCAGTTTTTTGAGGTTCAATTCAATCTGCCGAAACTTCGGAGTTGACGCTACTTTAAGAGCTGCTTCGTCCTTCCAGTAGCCAACTATCCCGCCGTATCTGGTAGAAGCCCGACTGGTTTCATCTACGCCGTTTATCTTCATGCTGTTGGAATTAGCAGAAATTTGCATTCTTCGACAACGTGAAGCAAGTACGCCGGTTGTGAATACATCCTGCAACAGCTCACTGCTAAAATCTGTTTGCACCTGGAAGCCACCCTCGCTGGGGATAGTTTCACCCAACCCCGTCGCATTAAAAAGCCTTGGATCTACCTTGCCACCCGGCCTAGCAGCGTTCATAACAGCCGCCATCTGCTCACCAAATGAACCAAACCGATCCTTGTCCCGAACCTCTTTCTGTTTCGGAATGGTTTTCTCTCTGGTAACGGCATCATGCGGCTTGGATAGCTCTTTTGCAATGCGCTCCTGTCGTTCCATGCTCGCAAGGATGCGTTTGTATTCCTCGACCGTATCCATGATTTCGTTCTTGAGAGATACTTCGCTATCCGAGGGGTCCCGGTTCTCATTGATACATTTTGCGTCGATATCACCTGCGGACTTCATCAAATTAGCGATATCTTCTCTATACTGACTTATAGTTTTCATTATTCTTAATCCTCCTATCGGTTAATTATATCGGCATCTGGTTGTTTTAAGGTCAAAAGTGTCGCCCTGATAATCAAGTCCGTAACCTTATCACGCTCGTCTGCTCCCACTTTTTCTTCTTCTATCACCGGCTCCTGAATGGCTATACCAGTATCACACTGGGGGTCATCGGCCACATTTTGAGGCTCACCCTCATCTTGCTCGACAGGTTCATTTTGAGGCTCACCCTCATCCTGAAAACCCTTTGCCACTATTTTAACCGCATCGTTGCGGCTGAACCCGGCATCCCTCAAAGCTCTTTCAGCTTTTCGTTTCTTAGAATGGTTGTCTTCTTCCGTCTCAATGTCCCCCCTTTTGCTTCTTAACTTCAATTCTTCAGGGACATTATTGTATATCGATAAATCATAGTTCCCATCTACTGGCTCACCATCATAAATACGATCAACCAAGCCCTCGCTTAGTGCTGTTTCTGCTGTAAACCATGTGGTGTTTGCCATCCATTCCAAAAAAATATCCTTGCTTTTTCCTGTCCTTTTCGCATAATCGTTAGCAATAGATTCATTTATTTTCTCATGCAAATCATGGTCTTTAGTTAAATCGGATATTAAACTATTGATATCATCAATGTTGAAAAACCCTAAAATATCAAGAAAACTCAGTGCATTATGAACCATTAAAAAACCACCGTCCACAATCTCAATTTCGTCTGCACCCATAATCAGAAAACTTGCTGCGGATGCCGCCAAACCGTCAACATGAGCTATAACTTTAGCTTTATGCTGCATAATTGCAGTCTTCATGGTTCTTGCTGCAAAAATATCACCACCATCTGAATCAATTCGTAGGTGAATTACCTTAGCATCAATGGCATTAAATTCTTTTACCCATTCAAGATGATCCACCCCGAACCAACCGCCGATATCACCATATAAATAAATAGTGGCTTCTTTTTGATTGTTTTGTATGTTGATTTTGTTGGTTATCGGCTTTCTTTCAGCGCCTTTTCTTATTTTCAGCATGATATTTTCCCCTATTCGTTTACTTTTTCGACTTTTGACCGACCACCGCCAAGGATTTCATGGTATTTTCAGGCTTTTCCTCGGGTATTTCCTTGTCTGGCGCTGGTAATTTAGGTGCTTGCATGGTCAGTTTATCAAGATATTCTTCAAAACGATTCAGCGGTATCATATTCCCCATTACAAACAACTCATCTGCCAACGGTTCGCTTGACGGGTTCATATCCTCTTTTTCACGCACCTCGTTTCGTGTCATTGCGCCGATGTTTATCATTATCCTGTAGAATTCTGCCCTGCTTTTGGCATCCCCCCGGAGTAAACCCTCGACAATATGCTTGAAATAGTATCCAGCCTTTTGCTCTCGCTCAGTAATAAGCTGCTGGTAATAACATTGTTCCAACCGGATCAACCAAGGCAGGATCGAATCGGTAACAAAAGAAATCTGCTCCTGTTCAATGTTGTTAAAACTGGATTTTGTTAAATCTTTGAGCTTGTGGGGTGGCAGGTTAAACCAGCGGGCAATCTCAGAGATTTGAAATTCCCTTGATTGCAGAAATTGGGAGTCCTCCGGGTTGAAGTCCATACGTTCAACCTTCATGGACTCCTCAATCAGCATTAAACGATTCGTATTTCCCAGGCCGGAATAAAGCTGATTAAGAGCTTCCGAAAGATTCTTCCTGCCTTCAACGCCTAACGAGCCCGGATGCGAAACAATAAGCCCCGGATGAGTACCGTGCTTGAAATAGAGAGACCCGTACGTCTCCATTGCCATGCCCAGGCCAATGGATTTACGGGCCATGGCAATAGGAGAATATCCTTGATAGCCGTCAAATCCAAGACCCGGAATGTGAAGTACCCGCTCCCTCGGTAAGTCTATTTCATTACCATCAACACGGATGACATAAATAAGTTCGCCGTCCTCAATCTTAATGGTTACCCTGTCCGGTGGTATCGGCCACAACTCCCGGACCCGCCCCATCTTATCCCGCACAATCTCGGCAAAACCGTTGCCATAGGTCAGAATGTGTGCCATCATAACCTCTCGCCCGGTCATGGCAGTCATATAAGGATTACATTTGTAGTGCATGACATGATAAAGCGGGTTATCAAGGGCACGATACTTTGATTTGTCCTGCTGCTGCATCAAGTGCAACGGTAAAGACCCCACCGTCCCAGAAATAAGGGATATGGCATTCCATACAGCAGAAAGTGTTAATGCAGTACTCTCGGTTACGATTTCCCCTGATAATGATTGTGACCCGAAAAGATTCCAGAAGGACCGACTCCAGGATTTGGGATCGGTTAAGGAGAGATTAAAAATCCTTTTGACGCCCTGCTTGATACTGTAGCCAGCATACCAAACGAGTAGCTTCGTTTTATCGAATAAATTCAAAAAGCCACCTATAATTAGAGTTAATTATGGTGGCATTAGAATTAATTGTATTTAGAGTGTCAAGGATATGCTATATATTGGGGTGTTTTTTGCGAAATGAGGTGAAAATTTTATAATGTTTGGGTATTTTCTGCATTTTCATAATACTTATTGAGCGTTTTCCTATTCACTTTGTCCCCTTTTTTGATGTTTTCTGATTCCCATAATGGTTGGAGATTTGAAAAATGAAAACATGCAAGTCTGTGCTGTAATTGTGTAAGATCAAATCTGTTACATGGAATTATATGATCAATATGCCAACCTCCACGGCCATAATTATCCCATGTCATGCCAAATTTAAATTGTTTTTCTATATGGTTCAAAAATTCTTCAAAAGAACATCCAAGATATTTCATGGTTTTAATATTTTTTTTGCTTTTTAATGCTGATTGTATTCTTCCGCTCAAACTTTGCCTTATTTTATTATGTGAAATTTCTTTATTAAAAACATTTTGTTTCCCATCTGCTTTGATAAAATTAACAACCGCAAAATATGGGATTCTAACTATACCAATTATTTTTTCATTTTCAATTCTTCCAAATCTAATCCATGCCCTAACATTAGTTTCCGAAACCGAAAACATTTTAGCAACATCTTTAATTTTAAAAAGTGACCTTTTGGGTATATCTTCTATCGAAATCATTTAATCCTCTCTTTTTTGAAAACGGCATTTCAAAATAGATCCACGAGTTATTCTTGTAATTCCAACAATTTTCTCTGATTTTAAATGTCCATGCTCAAGCCAAAGCAAGATACATCTTTCCGTAACACCGAAATACCTTGCCACTTCATCAATCCTAAAAAGGCTTTTTTGTGGCAATAACGGATCGTTTAATTTATCCAATTACAGGCCCCCTCGCAGTGAATTTGCGCCCCAAAAGCCTAAAATTCCGTATTGATTCCATAGGAATACAGGCGCTTC